CGGATTTCCGATTCGAGGAGATGGGTGAAGATAAAACCTATGCGGATTATGGCTTTTATACAGATGAAATCAACCGATTTGAGTCGAACATCGACAATATCTGTTCCGGAACGTTCCCGTTTGAGACCGGAGAACGAAAAACGTTCTACGATAACCAGCCATTTATAGACTGGAAGGAATTGAACCGAATTGAAGAGGCCTGCGGATTGATTTATAGCAATATCCAGGGAGCGATAAACGGAAGAAGATATCTGAATTTTACACTGAATGGAGGCGAATTAGATGCGATTGAAAGAGGATTATAAAGATCCGATATACGAGGGTTCGAAGACATATCGCATTACCCAGAACGCAGACGGAAGCTCCGGAATACTTGACACAACTAAATACACACAGGAAGGGGATCGGTTTGCGGCAAAGGACATCAACAGCACAAACGCTGCCATCAATCAGATAAATCACGTTACACCGGTAACACTGACCGCTACCGGGTGGACGGGTGATTTTGCCCCTTATGCCCAGACCGTAATGATAGAAGGGGTTAAGGCTGATGATTCCCCTATCGTAGTAAGCATGTTGGAAGACGGGGCATCTGAGGAAGTGCAGAAAGCCTACAGCAAAGCATATGGAATTATTACTTCTGGAACTGGCACAACAGCTGACGGCAGTGTCGCTTTCAAGGTATATAAGAAACCGACTACCGATATTACAATCGGACTCAAGGGGGTGTAGTCAATGGGAAGAATCTGGATGCCTGGTGGAGGCGGTGGAGCAGATCTGGATGTTATCACTGCGGAAGCAAAGGATGTATTAGCCGGGAAAGTGATTGTCGATAAAGATGGAAATCCTTTGTCCGGTACGATGCAGACCATGAGCGGTGGAACTTATACCCCGTCAACCAGTCAGCAGAGAATTTCTTGTGCCGAGAAGAAAATGACAGGGGATATTATTATTCCAGCATTCACACTGCCGTCTGCAAACGTAATTAAAAAAGGTGTGACCGTTGATTTTTACGGAAAGAAAGTAACAGGAACCTTTCAAGGATATGTGGATGATAAGTTGTGGATTTACAATCATGGAACGTGGTCCAATATGACAACTCCGGGTTTTACAGGTTATAAGGCTAATGTAGCTCCTGTAGATTCCGGAGGAACTATTACG